TCTTTGGAAAGTACATCTGGGGATATGACACTAACTGGAAATGTAGTTGTCGAAGGTAATCTTCATGTGGAATCTGGAGCTAGTGGAAGTTTTACGTCTCAGACAGGACAAATAATTACAGTTCAAGACGGGATAATTATAAGCATCCAATGAACACAGAATATTTCCAATCTACTATAGTGCAGTTAAACTCTATAGCGGTGTTTCTTAACCAATATAAAGTTTATATGGAATCTTCACTAGCTACTCAAAATTTAAGTTGCGCAGAATTAGCCGCAATATCAGAGCAGGCCGCTGCGAAAATTCTAGTCGCCACTAACCAGTCTACGCATCTCGTTACTAAGGCAAATGCCGATATAAGCGCTCTCCAGTCTAGCATCACTGCCCAGATAGCTTTATTAGCCCCGCTTTTAGTGGCTCCTACCGATTTATCATCTGTCATAACTTTCTGTACTGCTATCGGAAACTTGTATATAGGCCCTAATGCGGCTTATATTACTCAGCAAGCCACTCTAACTACTCAACTAGCTGCTATTGCTGCGGCTTCTGCGAGCGTAGCGAGTTCTATAGCCACCATATCCACCGCTATTAACACCGCAGTGTCTAATTCCCAATCTAGTCTGGGGTGCATTTAAATGGCCACAATTACGGTTAGAGCTCTTAATCCGATAACCTGGGAGCCGCAGTTTGGCAATGGGCAGAAAAATTTTTTATCAGATAAGGATGCCGTAGCTCAGATTATAGCTACGAGACTGCGTCTATTTAAAGGCGAATGGTTTCTTAACACTGAAGATGGACTCCCGATGTTTAATAGCCAGCAAGGTGGGTCATATATTCTAGGATCTCCTGCTGGAGCTACTAACATTCAGGCTCTTATTAGTGCTATTACAAATAGAATTCTGGGCAGTCCATATGTTCTTTCTATGGCTTCAGTTAATACTTCGTATTTTGCTAGAAAACTGAATTACAGTGCGGGGGCAGTGACGAAATTTGGAAATATAGTAGTATCAAATACTCCTGCTAGCTCTACTACAATTGTTGAAAATGGATAAGAGGAAAACATGGCATATTCTCCACCGCAAATTACGGCAGCAGGTCTTTCCATTCCATCCTTTTCTGATTATCAAGATGCAATCAATAACATCTTTCTGACGATCTACGGGGAAACAAACTATCTAGGTAATGATGCCTCAGATTATCAATGGAACACTGCTTTGGCTTTAAAGCTTTCCGATAATTGCTCTCTATGCCAACTTGCCTATAATTCTAGAAGCCCTGTGACAGCTGTTGGGAGCGCACTTGATGGAGTCGTAGAGTCAAATGGAATAACTAGATTAGAAGCAAGTCCTTCTACTGTAGTTCTTACTCTGGTAGGCTCTGTAGGCACTATAATTCTAGATGGAGTAATCGCTGATGTTAATGGGATACTATGGGATCTCCCATCGAGCGTAGAGATCGGCGCTGAAGGAACTGTATCTGTAATAGCCGTCTGCTCTCAAACAGGTCCTATAAGCGCGGCTGCTAATACAGTCAATAATCCAATTGGTGGATTTACCTCTGGATTTACAGGGGTTACAAATCAGTATCCTGCGGTAATTGGAAATCCTACAGAAACTGATTCGCAGCTAAGAGCTAGACAAGTTGTTTCAGTCGCTCTACCTTCTAGTACTAGGTTAGCTGGTACTATAGCTGAAGTCAAAGCAGTTACTGGCGTAACTAGAACTAACATCATAGAAAATCAGACTTCTGTAACTGACTCACTTGGAAACGAAAGTCACTCTTTGACCTGTGTAGTAGAAGGTGGAGTAGATCTAGATGTCGCAACTGCTATCTTTGATAATAGAGGCATAGGATGTAACACTCAAGGCGCGACTGCGACCGCCATGACTCTAGTGCCTGTTACAGATCCTAATTCAGGTAATATAACTACGATAGGATTTATTAGACCTACTTACATAAATGTCTATGTGAGTTTGTCTATTCATGGTCTTAACGCGGCTTATACAACGGCTACTCAAGCTGCAATTATCTCATCCTTAGTAACCTATCTTAATTCCCTTCAGATCGGTGAAGAAGTGACACAGTCAGCTCTTTATGGAATCGCTCTAATGGCAATTCCTAATCTTTCTGCTCCTACTTTTTCGATTAGGGCTCTTACTTTAGGAACCTCAGCTAGTCCAACTGGCACCTCAGATTTGTCGATGGCCTTTTATCAGGTAGCTCTGACGCAGTCCTCACACATTATAATTACGGCGGTATAAGATGGCAGGGAATGCTCCAGTTCAACTCTTACCTATAGGCTATTACACCAAGATTTTAACTTCTCAATACGCTACAAGTCCTTTGTTCCAGCAATGGCTTCAAGAGGTTCTTCGTCTGGCAGACGACATTTCTCAGTGTCTGGCTAGCATTCCGAGTGCATTCGATCTTAATTTTGCTGTAGGGGCTCAACTAGATATTCTAGGGCAAATCATTGGTCCTACTAGAGTAGTTCCATTTCAACCTTCCTCAGGAGTAAGTCCTGTATTAGATGACAATACCTATAGACTCTTATTAAGAGCAACTATAGCTAATAATCAATGGGATGGTAAGCAAGGAAGTTTGTACGAAATCTGGACTAATCTATTTCCTGGTGGACACATCACAATCATCGACAACCAGAATATGACTGCTACTATTGTCATGACTGGCTCATTTAGTTCTATTATTCAAGATCTAATCTCTCATGATTTGATCGTGCCTAGACCGGAAGCCGTTCAATATAACTACGTTTTTGGCGGAATACCTTTCTTTGGTTTTAGCACTGCTAACACAGCATATCTCGCCGGATTCGGTGTAGGAAAGTGGAGTTAATATGCCAGGTTCATCAAACTTTATAGTATGGAATCCTAACGCGTATAATCAAGAAAATGATACGCAGTATGGATCAGACCCACAGCGAACAAACGGCGGGATAGATGGTCAGCCATTTCCGGCAATGACAGCTAATAAGCTATTCAATCAAGTATCGACTGGCATGGCCGCTCTGATGCAGATGATGGCGGCTAAAGGATATACTGTTTCTGATGCTAATCTCGGCACACTTGCTTCTGTTTTGTCTGCTATTCAAACTACGGCAGATAATAAGAATCCACTTCTAGTGGCCCCATACTCTAGTTCTATCTCCCTAGACTGCTCTAAATATAGTGGCATCCAAATTACTTTAACCGGTAATTGTACTATTTCTGCTTATAGTTGGAGTCCGGGACAAGTTATAACTGTGATTGCTATTCAAGATAGCGCCGGAGGCCATTCTCTGACTTGGCCTGGTGTAGATAAATTCCAAACTATAGGCAAAGGCGGCGGTTACATCACCGTCCAGCAGGTAGTTGGAGTTAGTCCTGCTTCTCTTAGCTCAGTGGCCGAGACTACTCTATTGTTTACTCCCATTCAACAGGGGACGGGAGTAGGTCAGCAACCCTCTAATGTAGTTAAAATTGGGTGGGATGGCAGTTCTAGACTGAAAGCTACGGTAGACAGTGCGGATCAAGGAAACTTTGTCTTCGACACGCAGTTAAATGCAGCTACGGCAGGAATCGACACCAATATAACAAGTCTTCAGAATCAATACAACACTCTTAATGCGGCTCTTACTGCATTTGAGAATCTATTTTCTGGTAATGTGTCTAGTCCTGGACACTTCTATATACCTGTTGGCTCCCGAAAGATACTAGTACAATTTGGAGTAACCCCAGATCTTGGCGGCGGAACTCTTAATGTTAACTTCGACATTACTTTTCCAAATGCTTGTTTTATGGTGGTTGCTACGACTCTCAGTGGTACCGATCGTATTACCTACATATCATCCTATAGTAGCTCAGGATTTACAGTAGGAACAAATGGAACAGGTTCTGCCGCTACATATATCGCGATAGGTTGGTAATAGATGCTTAAAAAGATTATAGGAATTATAATTCTAGCAACGACAGTTGCATCTGCGCAGACAATCTCAACTCCTAACATAGGCCTTTTAGAACCTGCTGCAGGTTCTACTAACTGGAATCTTCCGCTGAACTATAATTTTAATCTTCTCGATCAACTTATTGGCGCCACTCTTCAGAGCGTAGGAGTGGGTCTTTCTCTTAAGCCAGTATTTGGCACAGGATCACCTACCATTTCTTGCACCCCAACAAATCAGGGTCAGCAGTATTTCGACACGTCAACTTCACCGTTTACTGGATATGTGTGTAACAACTCTTCCTGGTCAGGGACCGGATCTTCGAGTACTGGAGGGCCTTTCCCAAATGGCCTTGTTTACGGTTTATCGCCGGGAGCGGCTAGAAGCGCTCTTGCCTCTGATATCTCATCACTCCTTTCGCCTCTTACAAATTGCAGTAGTGCTAACTATGTGTATTCTCCTGCTAATGGTAATTGCATTCTGGCCAGCGGCATTGCCTTAGGCTCTAATACCGCCGTGGCAACTAAAGGGGATGGAACTCTATCTAACCTTCCAGAGGTACAGACAGTTACAACTGGCTCAACAACTTCAATTGCTTGTCAAGAAGACCACTCTAATGGCATTTTCGACCCCCGCTGCACCACATATTCAGGGGGTGTAGGCGGCTCTACACCAGCTCTGGCGTGGCAATCCGTCTTTGATGCCGCTGCTTGCTGGACTTCTATCCAAGGAAATAACCAGCGCGCAGCCACAATTAATATGCCACCCGGCATATGGCCAGTGGGAACCCCAGCTAGTCCCACATTGACTGGAGCACCTGGTGTTAATTACGTTGGTTCTAACACTGGAAGTCCATATGGATCTGTAAATATGGGCGGCACTTATTTTCTAGCCACCTATTCTCACGTAGGTATTCTCTCTATTCCATCACCCTATTATGTTGCATGTTCTGGCGATACTCTTATTAATGTTACGAGTGCGAGTATAAACTCTTCTAATGTGCTTACTCTGGTAGGAACGAACACCGCAGTTGTAGGACAAGTTGCTTATATTACCGGGCTTACCGGTACTGGCCTTACGCAATTAAATGGAAGTACCTTAACAATTACTGCGGCAAACTCATCACAGATCCAACTTGGGGCTACTGCCGCTGCTGTTGCCCCTACCGCACAAAGTGGGGCAACAGCCCAGCCTAAACATATCTCGGCAGACAGTGGCGGATCTATCGGTGGAATAGCGGTAGGAGGCTGCAATAATATTAGTTGTTTGCTTCCACCTGGAGATAATGGGTCTCACCCTGAATATCAAGCTAACGAGATTGGAATATTTATTGGTTTAACTCATACTAACCAAATTGGGTCACTCAGTGCTTCAAATACAGGCGGGCCAGGGATTAGAATTAGTGGACTTGACGTAGTAGCTCAAGGACCTTTTATTGCTTATAAAACAGCTACTTATTGGCTAGGAAGTCCTTCAGGATATAACCCCGCTACTGATGGGCTTCACGGACAAATTGAATTTCTTTCGGGAGATAGTAGATTCTTTCACTTCGAAACATACGGGGATTTTACAGATCCCGGTACTACATATGGCCACAGATGCGGCGTGGTTCTTGGTGGTGGCAATACTTACATGTCTGATGGATTTATCCAACTAGAGCCTATAGGCGCTTGCACTAATGATACAGGGCATCGGATATCTGATGTTCGTTTCGACGGTATGAGAGGAGCAGATATATTAGATAATGGATTCTCCAATATATGGAGCGACATGTATATGGATGGATTCTGTCTTTCTGCTACAGCAAGAACTCACCCTACATTCGATCCTACCGGCCCTGGAATCTGCGACGCAATTATCCCTGGCGGAGCAGGGATAAGCACTTTCAGTAACATCTTTACTCAACGCGGTTTTTTCGACGGCGAAACGTTTAAAGGCACCGGAGATATTCTTCAGGGTAATGGGTACGCAGGCAAGAGTCTACTATCTATAGATACTGGGTCTGACCTTCAAATTGATAATACTTATGATGGCATTGGCGGGAATAATCTAGGGGAGAATGTGGCTTCTTTGCCTTTAGACCAGGCTGTCTATAACGGTAAAGGAAATGTTCTAACCGGGACTACTCCTAGTGTTTTTGGTCATCGTCATATTGAGATGCAAAATACCACTGTAACCAATATTACAGACCTTCAAAATGCCGTTCTTCAGGTAGACTATAAGATCGCCTTAGACAGTAAAAATGATGTTCTTGTATCTTCTTTAAATGGAGGTAACTTTTACACATGCGATGGATATAATGTAGTAGGGCCATCTCTCGTAGACTTTACTTCTATTCAAACCAAACTCAGTACTGTAGGCGGCAATAAGTTTCTAGAAACTTGCGCTGGGGTAAATAAAGACTATTGGCAGATCAACGTTCCTAACAATACCTTTCCTGCTACAAATTCACTTAGCTCACTTAATGTCTTCGGCGCTGCTGCTGTTAATTCTACGGCTCCATTAGCTAATGGCACCTTTTCACAAGCTGGCGCGGCTTCTTCATTTACTTACAATTGGGTAACAGAGGTATATGTGGCTGGAGGAAAGCAGACAAACACTCCTCAATCTACTTCTAATACACCTCTTGCTGTTCAGACTTCTATGAATAACATCTATTACCATCAGTATATTCCATTAAACTGGACTGAGTATAAGATTATTCTACAGTCTACTACGGATCCGTCATTTACTCCCGGGACCTACTATGATGTTACTGCCCCCACGGCTGTACCACAACCCGCTATAGCTGATATCAATCTTCCCTTAACTGTTCTTACCCCACTTAACACCAATGTTTTGCTTACTACAAACTATGGTGTTAATATGACAGGGACTTTCGTATTTGATCCTACAAATATTCCTTCTCATTCTACTACACCATGTATGCCTGGACAAATTAAACTAGATGTTACAGGAGGTTATGAATACTACTGCGTGTCTGAAGATACTTGGAAAAGAGCTCCTCTTACATTTAGTACATTCTAGAAATAAAATGCATTAAATGTTCAATAGATTAATCATCCAGGTATTGCACAAATAACCCAAGGTATCTCCAGGATTCACCAAGGGTATCTGAGGAATAAAAAATGATCACATTATGTGAAGCAATTGCTCGCATGGAGGGTTGGCTGGTTTCTTCTTCAAGATGTCGTAGAAACCACAATCCTGGAAATATTAGATATGGTAATTTTGCAAGACTTCATGGGGCTGTAGGAACCGATGGAGCATTTGCCATTTTTGATAATGATCAAGATGGCTTTAATGCTATGAGCGAGCTTCTTGAGGCTTTTTATCAAGGAGATACTCTTAGAAAAGCAATTGAAAGGTATGCTCCAACTAGTGAAAATAATACTAATCTTTACATTGATAATTTGACACACTGGACAGGTCTTACTGAGGATTCTATTTTAACTCAAGATCTATTAAATCCGCCAAATCTTTCAAATCCAATTATCTTAAACGCATAGGAGAATTATGAACCGTCGTGAAATTATTAAAATGAGTGGAATAGCAGTGGCTGCTATTTCTATAGCTCCGGCAGTAGTCGTCATGGACGGCTGTGATACTAGTTGGGTCAAAACGGCTATCGACGATCTTCCAACTATTAAAGCAATCATTAACTCAATCTTATCGATTGTATCACTAGGAGATCCGGCTCTTACTCCCGCAGTTAGTGCCGCTATCAATTTAGCCCTGGCTGCTTCAAATGCTGCGCTCATTACCCTGCAGGCTCTTATTACTGACTATAATGCGGCCCCCTCTTCTTCTATTATAGCCAAGATCGATGCCGCCCTGACCGATCTTCAGACTAATCTTTCTGGTGTTTTAGCTGCCGCTCAGATTAAAAATGCTGCTCTTCAAGCTACGATTGCTACCGGAATTGCTCTTGCTATTTCTGTGGTTTCAGCGATTAGCTTGCTTATTCCTTCTTCTGCTTCATCATCAAAAAGCACTTCCCTTGCCGTCTACACCCCTAAGGATAAGGCGGTTTCTGCGGTGCCGCAAAAGATTAAGATCACCGACTCAGCGACAATTAAGCTTCTATACAATGTAGTAGCAGCAAGCGCGGGCTACACATCACAAGTAGTGAGGTAGTTAAATGCAGGTCAGATTAGGAAAATTAGAAGCGGTACATCCGCATAATGCGCTAAAGCTTTCTAAGTACATGAAAGCTTTAGCTCCGGCTCCTACTGTGTATCTTCCTCCTCAGAGTATGACTAATCTCGGCATGATGCTAAATGATTCTATTGGGGATTGCGCAATTGCTGGCCCCGGTCATGCTATTCAACACTGGACGGCCCAAGCGGGGAAACAGGTCATTTTAACAGACGACCAAATTCTTGCCGCTTATGAGGCTGTTTCCGGTTATGTCCCCGGCAATCCCAATACAGACTCTGGATGCGTTTTGAGCAGTGTCATGAACTATTGGAAGTCCACCGGAATCGGTGGACATACCATAGACGCTTACGCCGGGCTAACTCCTCCCCCTATTAAGTCACATACCTCCATATGGCAACTTATTTTTCATGGTGGAGATTTTAAGACAGTAGACAACTCGTGGCAAACTGAGATTAGAAATGCTGCATATTATTTTGGTGGAGTTGTCATTGGGCTTGCCTTACCTATTGCCCTGCAGAATTACACCGAAACTGATCTATGGGATCTCACGCCAAATGACGATGATTCTAAGACACAGCCAGGTGGATGGGGCGGGCACTGTGTACTTCTTATTCCAGGATATGACGAGGAGGGAATCACTCTTGTTAGCTGGGGTAGAGAATATAAAGCTACTTGGGACTTTTTAGAATCCTATATGGATGAAGCATGGGCTCCCCTTTCTAAAGACATACTTAGTGGGGATAAGTCACCTGAAGGATTTGATTACACTACACTATCTGAAGATAACCAGGAGATCACATCATGAAGGATTTGTGGCAAAAGATCTCTAATTGGATTAACAGTAAAGGTGGATGGGAGCACTGTTTAGTTATTAGCTATGGCGCTCTTTTCTTGTGGTTCAAGATGTCCCCTGCTTTCCAAACTGTTGTTCTAAACATTTGGAGCCACTTTCCTTCG